ATGAATATTCAGTAGCTACTGCTTGGAATGTTTCATCAATAACTCTTGTTCGGACTTTAGATATTAGTGTTGTAAGTTCCTCGCAAGGAGATAATGCGGCAAACGGTATAGAATTTAATACAGACGGAACTAAAATGTTTATACTAGGTCAAGGTCAAGACCTTGTTAATGAATATGCATTAAGTACAGGATTTGACCTCTCAACAGCATCTTTTACACAAAGTCTTGATATAAGCGATCAAGAAGATTTACCTTATGGTGTGACATTTAATAATGATGGAACTAAAATGTATATTACAGGTCGTAGACAGGACAATGTTGATGAATATGTATTAACAACAGGATTTGATATTTCAACATCATCACATTCTAAAACCTTCTCCGTTAGTGATCAAGCTGTGAGAGCATCAGCAGTTCGGTTTAATTCAGATGGAACTAAAATGTATGTTTTAGAAGGAGGCACCGATGGTGTCGGCCATAATACCATATATCAATATGCACTAACAACAGCGTTTGATGTGTCAACAGCATCTTATTCAGACAAATCATTGAGTGTAGTTGATGAAGAGAATAAAGCAAGAGGTTTCTGCTTTGGTGATAATGATTCACAGTTGTATGTTTGTGGTTGGAGAGGAGATGATGTTAATCAATATACCTCTCTTTGGCCAAAACGTGCAACTTCCGCCAATGCTCCTCGTGATGTTGATGGTGATGGTGATGTTGATGTTCGATCCACAGACGGCTTAGAAAATCATCTTGTTCTTGAAACTGCTCCCGATAGTGTGGTTGATGACCATTACCATGCTCCTGTTGGTGAGGAACATGAAGATGGAGATGGACACACTGAAGCAGAACATAGGGAATTAGCATTATGGAATTATAAGTTACAACTTTTAATGGCGAGAGAAAGGCGAAACAACGCAAGTTAAGGAGAAAGAGTATGCCAGCAATATGTAGGGGTTCGTTGGTTGATAAAGATATTGTACATTGTTCGGTGCCATGCAGATTAGAAGAAAGTCCAAACGTATTCGTTAACAAAGATTCTGGAGGTGCTGGAATTAGTAGACAGGGTGATAATAATCATCCGCATTTGGTGCCGCCAGCGCCATGTCCAATTCATCAAGCACCTATTGAAACAGGATCACCCACTGTCTTTATAAATGGGAAAGGATGTGGAAGAATAGGAGATGCTATTGCTGGTTGTACAGCTGTTGCAACTGGAAGTCCTAACACATTTGCGGGCCCATGATCATTCGTAGGAAGAGTCTTGTTACGGTTGATATACTGTACTGGATGCCGGACTATCGAAATGTACTACAGGAGTTTATCTGGCAGACAAACGACATTATTCCAGAGATACCAAGAGTACATAAGTTTTTAAATTTTTGGAATAATAATATTGATGCGGTAATATCAGAGATAAGAGTAGCTGATGCTGAAACTAACGATTATATCCCTGCTAAGGCGTTATATGAGATACGCTAGTCTTTATAAATAATACAAACCACCTTGGAGTAATAATGGCAACAATAACAAAAACAGGAAGTTTCAAGGAACTAACTGCTTTATCAGATGCAGAGGGAGTAAATAATTCTCCTCTTAGAGTCAAGCAGTATAAGGATTTGGATTTGTTTTTCACTAAAAGGTCAAAGGATAAAGACGTTAATATCTTGACTAATGTAACAGCTGTAAAACGATCAGTACGAAATTTAATCCTGACAAATTATTACGAGAAACCATTTCATCCAGAAATAGGGTGCAGCATAAGAGGGCTATTGTTTGAAAACGCAACCCCATTAACATCTATTGCCTTATCTCAAGCTGCTTCAGATGTTATTGAAAACTATGAACCAAGGGTTAGGTTATTGAGTGTAGATGTGAAGCCAGATTTAGATCGTAATGCATATGATATGACAGTGAACTTTATTGTGGTTAGCCAACCATCAGAACAGGTTTCACTAAACGTTCTATTGGAGGTATTACGATAATGGCAAATAACCAAAAACTAGAAATTTCTGGTCTGGACTTCGATACAGTCAAAGCTAATCTAAAGACGTATCTTAAAAACCAAGACCACTTTCTTGACTATGACTTTGAAGGTTCAGGCATAAATGCTTTGTTAGATGTTCTGGCCTATAATACTCATTACCTTGGATTTCATGCAAACATGCTTGCAAATGAAATGTTCATTGATAGCGCATCCCTACGAGACAGTGTAGTATCTCACGCAAAAACATTGGGGTATGAGACACGTTCAGTAAGAGCGCCCAAAGCTACGGTTACAGTTGCGTTGAATGATATATCCTTGGCCAATGCAACCATGAACGCTGGTCAGGTATTTACAACTACAATAAACAATGTCGAATATCAATTCGTAACTGTATCTGATTTTACTTCCTCACAAACTGGTTCTGGAATTATATATCAAGATGTTCCGATTTATGAGGGAACCTATGTCACTACACGATATACGGTTGACTCAAATGATGTAAATCAAAGGTTCTTGTTAAATACAAATAAAGCTGACACAACAACACTAACAGTTCAAGTTCAAAATTCATCTTCCGATTCAACCACGGTAACATATACCAAGGCAACTGATATTACCCAACTTACTGGTTCCAGTGCTGTTTATTTTTTACAGGAAATTGAGGGCGGCCAATACGAGGTTTACTTTGGTGATGGAGTTGTAAGTAAATCTGTAAGTGATGGTAATATAATTATTCTCAAATGTGTTGTTACAAATGTCGCAGAAGCTAATGGTGCTTCTTCTTTCACTAATTCGGGAGCGATCAATACAGTTACTAACGTTACAACAACCACAACTGCTGTAGCCAGTGGCGGTGCAGCTGCCGAGAGTATTCAATCTATTAAATTGTCTGCACCTCTAGATTATGCCGCACAGGGAAGATGTGTAACCACGAATGACTATAAGGTTTATGTTCAGACATTATATCCGCAAGCAACAGCTGTTCAAGTTTTTGGCGGGGAGAATGGTTCTTATGATTCTAGTCTTGGGGTTGTATCAACACCAGAGTATGGCCGAGTGTTCATATCAATCAGAAATAATCTTGGAACAAATCTCACCGAGGCAGAAAAAACAGGTCTTGTTGCTTCGTTAGGTAAATATACAGTGGCATCTATAAGTCCTATCATTGTTGATCCAGATTTTCTTTATGTGATTTTGACATGTAATTTCAAATATGATTCCAGTGCAACAACTAAAACGAAAGACACATTAGTTAGTGAGGTAACATCAACAATCACAAATTATAACACTACAGAGTTGGTAAAGTTTGATGCTATCTTACGTCACTCCAAATTATTAAGAGACATTGACAATACTGACTCAGCAATCACTAGTAGTTCAGTTGTTCCACGATTGGCAAAATATTTTACACCATCAGTTGGATCAGCTAAATCTTATAATCTGTTTTTCAACAATGCGTTATACAACCCACACTCTGGCCACAATACCGATATGGGTGGCATATTAACATCTACAGGATTTAAGTTAGGAACATCTAATGAGCAATTTTTTGATGATGATGGTAATGGAAATATAAGAACTTACTACCTAACAGGTTCGACTCGTAATTATACTAATGAAACGGCTGGGACTATAAACTATAGTACTGGTGCGATTGCCATTGGTAGTTCAACTATAACTTCGATATCAAATGTAGATGGAGCATCTTCGACTCGTATAAGAATAACTGTTCTTCCATCATCGAATGATATAGTTGCATTGAGAAATCAGATATTAGAAATAGATACGGTTAATACCAAGGTAACAGGTGGAGTGGATACAATCGCCGTTGGTGATGAAGGTGGTGCTGCAGCATTTAATGCATCATCTGCCACGGTAGATGCAACAGGAACGAGTTACTAGAACAATGGCCCCGTTTGACAGTGCGTTAATAACGAAAATATCTACACAGATAGATGGACAAGTTCCTGATCATATTCAGGCTGACCATCCGATCTTTGTTGAGTTCTTGAAACAGTATTACAAGTTTCTGGAATCAGCTCAGATAACGATTGATGGTACTGTCGATGAAGTTCTTCTGGAAACCTTAACAGAAAACTTTTTAGTTCTGGATGGTACAGACATATCTGGTTCAAATGGTGCTGACAAAATTGTTTTTGAAAGTGGTAGTGGAACAACTGGTAAGTTTGAAGTTGGCGAAACAATTACAGGATCAACAAGTAAAGCTACTGCAACTATATTGGTTGATGATAATGAACAACTATTCATTACGGCAAATCAGAGATTTATAGAAGGTGAAACTATAACTGGTAATAGCAGTAGTGCAACAAGTAAACTTAAAAAGTATCGTGCTAATCCAGTTCAAAATATTCAACAACTATTAGAGTACGCTAGTCCTGACAATACAGTTGATCACTTCCTTAATGCTTTCAAAGATTCCTTTATGGAGTCAATACCTACCTCTCTTGCAAGTGGTGTATCTAAAAGAAATCTGATCAAACAGATCAGAGACTTGTATGCAGCCAAAGGTACATCCGAAGGTCATAAGTTATTTTTTAGAATCTTTTTAGGTGAAGAAGCAACGATCACTTACCCAGCAAAATACATGTTACGGATGAGTGATGGTAACTGGGCAAAACCAGTTGCTATTCGGTGTACATCTGATTCCCAAGGTGCGCTCCCAGCTGAGATGGCTGGTCAAGTTGTAACTGGTGCCTCATCTGGAACAAGTGCCCAGATTATAAGTGTGTCGCAGTTCAACCAAGGAACTGATGCGGTTGTTGAGTTTATTTTAAGAGAAGACAGTATACTAGGTTCTGGATTTTCTGCATCTGAAACAATATCAGGCGTTTCGACCTCTGGTGATTTCACTATGCAGTTTACCATTCAGAATATTGTTTTGTCTGTTACTGCTGGCAACTTTGGTGGTATTTTATATAATGTTGGAGATACAATAACTCTTGATCCAGAAATTGGTAATGGCAAGGCAACTGCTAAAGTTAGTCAGACTACTCCCGGCTCAATTAGTGAACTTCATATTGATGCACCCGGCTCTCAATATAATATTGGCGATGGTATTAAATTTACAAATGACTCTAGTGATACTTCAGTAAATAGTGCAAAGGCATTTGTTTCAGTAACAGGTGGTCGCATTTCTTCAGAGAACGCCACAGATGAAGTTCCAGAAGTAATTGTATTAGAAAATAATACTATTACATCTTTTGTTCCAGAGCGGTTGTTGTTAGATGGTACATCAGTTGCAACAGTAACAGGTGAACCGTATGCTGTATTTGGCACTGACAGAAGGTTTAGTGACGCTCAAACATATTACTATCCTCTTTATCTTTCTGAAGAAAGAGCAAAGGCCAAAGATACTGATAAGGGACATGCTACTTTCTTTATTTTCGATCAAATACCCGGCGTGGTTTTTTGGGCACCAGCTAATAATGCTAATAAAGCAAAGTCTTCTTACGACACATCTCTTTATCATTTGTTCTATTCAACTTCTGCGGCTATAGACTCTGGGTTTTCTTTACGACAAGAATCTGGTAACGCAGCAACAGGTATGTCTATTGGTACAGACAGTAACACAGAATCAGTATTGGGTGATTTGCTTGTAAGTGAAAATGAACAACTTGCAAGAGATACTTATGGAACAGACACAGACGGTATTATTTTAGAAGGTGCATCATTATCAAGTGACGAGTCTAGTGAAGTAAACAGAGTATACTTAGTTGATGGTGGTTCTGGTTACACTGCTTTTCCAACTGCGACCATATCTTCAGAAAACGGAACCTTAGCTGAAATTGTTCCTTTAACCACTGACATTGGTGCAATATCTGAAATAGAAGTTACTGACGCTGGTTTCAAATATGCAACTGCGCCTTCAGTTACCGCTAATACGAATTTAATTCTTAAAGATGTAAGTGGAACCTTTGGGGCAGGAAACACATTACAAACACATACTGGATCAGTTGTTTCATTTGATACTAATTCTAAAAAACTTACAATTAGTGCAACGCCAACAAACAGATTGACAGCTGAAACTTCAACTTCATATAATGATGGTATCACGTTAGAAGATTTTGATATTGTCGAACCGGGCCGTCCAGATCATGGACCAGTATCAACAATATACAAAGTAAATGATGAGTTCGGTTCTGGTGTTTTAATTGATGGTTTTAGTGAAGAAGGTAAAGGCATTGAACTTGAGAATGAAACTGGTGAGTTGCAACAAGATGCTTTCGTGAATGATGTTGATCAGATCAGTATGGAAATTTCTGATATGGACTCCCCGATTGATGAAGGTATTGAATTAGAGTCTGGTACTGCTGTTCCAACAGATACATCTGGTAAATTCTTATTAAACAGTCACAGAGTAAAACCATTTTCCCGATCTGAACGAACTGATGATAATGTTTTACTTGAAGACGAAGCAGCTGGTACTAATATCTTTGGCGAACAAGAGGGTGGTGTTCTATTATATAACCTTAGTGTTGATGATGTTGGTGACAATATTGAACTTGAGGCCGCAACTGGTGGTGTTCAAATTGAATTGGAAACCGCAACAGCTAATGAAACTGATAAATTGATATTGGATGGTACAGCATACTCTTCAGAGGACAAAGTTAACTACGAAAATAATACCGCTAATGTTGCCGGCAATAATACCGATGCTATTTTATTAGAGGATTCTATACCAGATGGCCATGGTTCTCCAAGTTACCTTGTGAATGAAGATCAAGGTAATGCTATTGTTCTTAACACTAGTGGTGGACCAGATAATACTGACAATGCTGGTTCTAAACTTTTGCAACCAGTATTTGATGTTTCAGTAACTTCTAATCACGGGCAATCAATTAAACATAGCAATACGCCTGATGGTAGATTATTAGGAGAAGGTTTAGAAACATTTATTTTAGAAGAATCACCTGACAATAATTTAAATGTATCTGTCTTAGAATCTGGTCGGATTGTATATGATACTGCGATATATCCCGGCGATGAAGATGGTTATGGTAATATTGTTGATGCTGATGGTGGGAGAATACTAAACGAACACTCTGGTCAAAATATGTTGCTTGATGGTGTTGATGCTTCTAGTACCGATGCTGGTTCTCAAATATTGATGGAAGATGAGACAGGTGCAGATCAGCTGATTCTTAATCGGACACAATCAGACGGGACTGACGCTGATGATGAAATTGTCATGGAGGATGCCTTTAATGTGGTAGGTGACAGTATTATTGATTCTGGTGGTGCTACGGCTAAAATCTTAGCACAAGGAACCGCCAGAGGAACTGCCGCAATTGGAACAACAATAACCAAACCCGGCGGATATCTAAACACAGATAGTCGTATCAGTGAAGATATTATTCGTATACAGGATTCATATTTCTATCAACAATTCTCTTATGAGGTTAAGGTTGGTGCGGTTCTGTCAGACTACATTAACGAATTAAAAGCTTCAGTTCACCCAGCTGGATTCGTTCCATTCGGTAAGGTTTCGCTAGCATCTTCGATATCGGCTGCCATGGGTACTACTGCTGCTGGAGTTATTGATTACACTGACGATACAGAGACTTTCTCACCAGAACTTGCATCCTTGCTTGGCATCGTGTTTGGTGAAACTATCCAGATGACCACAACAGTTCGGGAAGGAGTTCTTGATACTACAGGTGGAAGCAGTATATTTGACACAATCATTCAAGAGAACGGTGTTGCAATTGGCGATTTAATTCTTGAAGAGACTGATGGTGACAATTTACAATTTGAGAGTGGATTGGATATCGCTGCTGAAAACTCACAAAGTTCTGGTGATGGAGCAATACTCCTAGATGTTGGTGCTGGGTCTGGTCGATTGCTTGCAGAAACAGCGCTTGGTGAGAACGCAATTGCTAAACGATCACTAACACACCAGACAACTCTTAAAGTTCGTCCAGAAATTAAAGTTCCACAAACTGGATATGGTGCGCCTCTCCTTTCTGGTATTCTTCCCGGCTCAATTTTCTTTGATGAACCTACCATTCAACTTGAAGATGGATTGAGGGATTCTCTTCCAGCGATCATGCAAGATAATTTGGTATTGGATGGAACAGATAAAACCGGCACCAATGCTGGTGACAGAATTAGTTTTGAGACAAATCTTAATGAACAGTCCGGTGCTAAAATCAGTGAGATCAGTAATCTTTCGATACAAGATTTGGTTGAGATAGACACAATTGGATTTACAGAGCCAGCTGGAACTCTGAAGACAACTGATGGTGGTATCGTATTTGAACAGAGTGCAGCGGCCGATGAGTTTGTGTTAGAAACATATTTGATGTTCATCACAGAAGATGGCGACTTCATTGATCTTGAAACAGAAACCGATACAGGAAATCTTATTGGTGAAGGTACAGGTTACGCAGCGCACAATGTTAATATTGTACTGGACGGTCAACTCCATAGAGGCGAAAAACTTTTAACTGAAGGAAGTAAGATTGAGTTTGAAGATTCAACAACTTCAGGCAGTATTCCAGAAGGAAATTATGGTAATAAAAATATAACTCAATTTACAAGAGAGTCGAGAATTTGTTCCTCTACATCGACTAACAGATTGTCTCTACAAGATGAATATGAAATTGATTTAGAGTTTGCATTGGAAAATGAAGATGGTTCTATTATAATGGATGGAACCTCTGCTGTTCTTGATATTGGAGGCCAGGTTCTATTAGATGGTACAGACCCAGGCAAGTCAGATGATGGAGAGAAAGTTTTAATAGATGGTAGTGTTGATGCAATTGGACTTGAAGATGGAACAGGAACAGGAAGAATTGCGCTAAACGGAACAGATGGTTCATCTAGTAACGCTGGAGAGGCAGTGATTAGTGAAGATGGCGTTATAGATGTTGGTGATGATATTATTCTTGACAGCACGGGCGGCCGTGATCTTAATGATAAATTAATTATGTTCTCTACAATTCGTAATAAGGTTGTAGATAATGATGGTGGATTCTTCTTATTGAGTGGCACCGATAGTTCATCCACTAACGCTGGAGATGAGATACTACTAGAAAGTGATTCTAGTGGCGATGGAACTCTTCAGTTCTTGCAACAAAACTCTATAAACGTGGCCAATGGTCTTCCAGCTGAAAGTGGTGGATTAGTTCTACCAGTAGCAGAGGCACAAGCTGGTACTTCAATCAGTGCAGACGGTACTGTTTCAACTGTTGTTCTTATAACTACCTTTGACAGCACTATTGGAACCTTTGATTCAACACAAACAACGTTTGACGCTGCATAAATCGTTATAAATAACATAAGAAAAGGGAACGTTAAATGGCATATCAATCATTAGGGGTCGGAACTAACGCCAACGATGGCAGTGGTGATACACTAAAAGCTGGCGGTGCGAAGATCAATGACAATTTTGTGGAACTCTACACATTATTGGGGGATGCCAGTGACTTATGCACAGGTATTAGTGCCACTGCAACTGTAGTTACTTTGACAGCCCCAACAATTACTGGTGTGGTTGCTGGTACTCAAACGTCCGCT